ATGCAACTGGCGGAATTACCTTCTCGGTAGCAGCAGCTGCAATGACCGGTGTATTTGATGCAGACGGTGCTCGATTTGAGAGCAATCTCCGTGTCAACGCTGTTCGTACCGGTGGCTCACAAGCAGTCGGTGCAGCCGCTATCGTCATCTTCAACACTGAAGGATTCGACCCAGGCAACGACTACAACGATGCAACAGGTGTATTTACAGCTCCTGTAAGCGGTATCTATCGCATATCAGCATGTGTAAGCTGTCTTGATGGCGTTGGTGGTGGTACAAAGACCTTGACCCTTCGTGATGGTGGCGTTGCAACAAACTATGTAGCAACAGCAACGGTAGGTGCAGCCGTGCGTGGCGAGTTGGTCGTTTCTGTTCTGTGGGAATTGACTGCAGCGGATACGATCGATATCTACTACGCTGGTGGTGCCGGAGACACAGTTCTTAACGGTTCACACTTGATGGTTGAATTTGCTTACGCTGTTTAATTAGTATTGTTACTATAGGGGGTGAAATTATAATCACCCCCTTTAATGGAGAACGCTATGCAAATGAGATCAATCGTTGTACTTGAACATGTTATCAATGACCGTCTTTATCGTTATGAAATTATGAACGGATCACCTTTTGAGGATGCATTTGCTGCTCTTGATGAGTTCAAAAAAGCTCTTGAGACTGCAAAGATAGAATCCGAAAAGGCAGCGGCAGAGGCGGCAGCTAAACAAGAAGAAGCTCCAAAGGAGTCTTAATGGGAAAGATTATAAACGAAGCTGAACGCTCGTTAGCTGCCGGTTCTATAGGAGCCGGCTACACTAATATAGAAACTGTTACTTTACATCCGGCACGTATAGCAATTCTACAGAATCTCACCAATCAGACAGTAACATTCTCTATTGATGGTGGTGATACTGCGTGTGTTACTATTGCGGCAAATGGTGGTGTTGTGCTTGATCTAACAGCAAATACCGGCAACTCGATTAACGATCATGGTGACTTTTTAGGTATGGGCATTCAGTTTAAGGTAAAACATATTGGCGTTGCACCAACAACAGGTTCTGTATATGTATCCTTGTTATACCGCAAGGGAGAATAAATCATGTCACAGATATTTTACCGTACAACTGATACTGCTGCAGGTGGCGTATTGACACTTACCGGTGCTAATTCAGGTGGCGCTGTTTCACCTAATTCAAGTGGTAACATTACCTTTAATGGCTCAGGTGGTATGGCTATTGATGGTAATCAGGGAGCTAACTCAATTACATTTACGGTAACCGGTGGTGGTTTAGCATGGATACCTGTTACTTCAGCAACTCAAGGTATGGCAGCAAATACAGGTTATTTTGCAAATTTTGCAGGTCCGGCAGCACTTCAATTTACATTACCTGTAACATGTCCTCGCAATAGAGTTATTCGAGTTGCCGGCATGGGCCCTGCTTTATGGACCATAAAACAAAACGCTGATCAGAAAATACATTTTGATAATATTCCTCAAACTCTTGCTGATAACGTTACTACTACGGGTATTCTCGGGTCATTGTCTGCAACAGCAACTAATAATTGTGTTGAGTTAATATGCATTGTGGCAAATCTTGAGTTTATGGTTTTGTCACATATTGGAAATCTTAATGTTGTATAGGAGAATATAATGGCAATATCAGGCGGTTTTAGCTCAACCATATTAAACAGCGTATTTGTTATACAACAAGAAACAGTAGGTCTTGGCCCGAATATTATATGTATTAAAAATAATGGTGGGGTTGGAGGTGCTACGATTACCGGCGATACCTACTTTAAGATCTTAGCTACCGGTGATACGGGATCTACCACTATTGAGACATCAAAGATTATTGCTACGGCGTCTACAATATCAGGTACTGAATTTGGTTCTAATCTTGAATTTTGGACACATCCTGATGCGATTGGCAGTATATCTGCTAAGCGTATGGAGATTGATAAAAATGGTATGCTCACGGTCTACACGGTAGATACGGGCGACGCGGTTACCGTGAATGGAACTATTGTTGCTACATCTAATGTTACGACAAACACAGGTAATATGTACGCCCTTGAAGGATCATTCATATCAACAAAGAGCGAAGTATCCGGCGTGCCATTATTTGGCAACTTTCAAGCCTATCAGACAATAGATGCAGGCGATCCGGCTCATTTTAATTTTTATAAGACACGTGATGGTAATCCTGTTCAACATAATGATACTATCGGTAAGATGATATTTTATGGTCAAGATAGCGATGGTACTTATATCCAAGGTGGTCAGATACGTCTGACAGTCAAAGGAACAGTAGCCACGAATAGAGTTGGCGGCGAACTTTCTTTTTGGACTCATCCTGATTCTGATTCATCCGGTACCGTTTCGCTTCAACGTGTTCAAATTACGAATACCGGTGGAATGGTTATACTTGCCCCTGATTCAGGCGTTGGGTTAACCATAACTGCCGGCGGCCAAACAATTACGGCAGGAAATCTCGTTGTCACGGCAGGAAGTATAACAGCAGGAACCGGTGTTACGGCAACTACAGGTAACATAATAACATCAGCAGGTAATATTCAATCCTCAGGGACAGTAACAGCCGGCACAGGCTTAACGGTAACTTCCGGAACAACAACGCTTTCTTCTTTAAGCACCGGTGTTATGCAAACTAACGCTACCGGCGTTGTTAGTTCTTCATCAGGATCAAATGGTCAGTTGCTTATTGCTTCTTTAGGGACATCAGCTGCTTGGGCTAACATTGTATCAAGCGATGGTACGGTAGTAGTAACTAATGGCCCACACACCATTGATCTTGGCGTATCAGGGGGCAGCTTAGTTAACTCTATTACGGGTACAGCTAACCAGATAACCGCAAGCTCTCCTACAGGTGCAGTTACTCTTTCAATACCGGCAGTATTCACTGCGCCGGGTTCCATTGCTGCTACAACTACCGTAACAGGTACCACAGGTGTAACTGCAACTACGGGCAATATAACAGCAACAACTGGCACCGTAGTAACCAATCTCTTAAACTGGATACCTGAAGAAGTAACCGATGCTTCGGTACAACTTGCTATCAATAAGACCTATGTATCAAACAGAGGCACGCTACAGACTCTCACGTTGCCTGATACTGCTGCTTTTGGAAGTGTTATCAAACTGGTCGGTAAAGGTGCAGGTGGTTGGTTGATAGCCCAGAACGCTGCTGAATCTATTCACTTTTTAGGCACTACAACGACTGTTGGTGTTGGTGGGTCACTTGCATCTACCACTCAATATGATTGCATAGAGATTATGTGCACCGTTGCAAACGTGGAATGGACCGTATCATCGGTTCATGGCAATATTACCGTTGTTTAGAGGATGCTATGGCTTCAAAAAATAGAGACAATACGAATATAACAATATCGAGTGCCGGTGCTATAAAGTATCCATCACAGCCTGCTTTTTTGGCAACATATAGCGCAACATCCGTAGATCAAACAGGTGATGGAACCATTGTAACGTTGATACCAAATAGTGAGTTATATGACCAAACAAGTTCATATGATAATGCAACGGGGATATTTACTGCTCCGGTTTCAGGCAAATATTTAATACATTGCAATGTTCAATTTGGTATCGCCCTTGCTGTTGGACATACTTCATGTGTTTTTAAAGCAATAGCATCAAATAGAACGTTTACCTTATGGTCGTTGAATCCATATGCCATCTCGTTGGGATTAGCTAATATAGCTTTAGGATCGTCGTTTTATCTTGATATGGATGCGGGTGATACTGTTTATATGACTTTTGTTGTATCAGGTGGAGCAAAAGTTATTGATATTGTAGGAACCCTGGAAAGAACTTTTATCGGTGGAATATTAAAGGCGTAACATGGCAAATAAGAATTCTTCAAATACAAATCTAACCGTATCAAGTGCCGGTGCCATAAATTACCCGTCACAACCGGCTTTTTTCGCGCATCTTTCTTCTTCGGTAGGCAATGTAACAGGGGATGCTACCGTATATACTGTACTTTGTGATGATGTCATTTATGATCAAGCATCAAATTATACGGCAGGAACAGGTACTTTTACGGCACCTGTTACAGGTCGGTATCATTTCACGGCAGGATTAACGATTAGTACTATCGGTGTTGCAACTCGTTTTAACGCTACTATTTCTGCAACATCAAATGTAGCAACATTTATAGAACTTAATCCATCAACATGTAATGTAGGTGGAATTCTTACGGTAAGTGGTTGTTGTTTTATTAATATGAACTCAGGCAATACTGTAACATTGAAATTTCTTTGTAGTGGCACAACAAAAACAGTTGGAGTAGATGGTCAAGCGACTAACCCGATTACGTGGTTTTCAGGAATGTTAGTTGCATGATTAAGCATCTTCTTGCTTTAACCATCCTCTTAACACCATCATGCGGTAACCCGCCAAGTACTCCATCATGGTCTATGCCCGAAGCTCAGCCCATCTATGGCAAGACGGTATTTGAAGATGATGAGATTACGGTAGTAGAAGTTACGGGAATAGAAGGGGACGGTGATAAGCCGTCCCACTTAATCTTAAAGAACGATATAGATTAGAGAGGAAAATAATGCAGCTTCTGTTTAAGCTTTTTTATGTTACCCGCTACATAAGCCCGCTGTTCTTCTTTCATGGCTTTTTGATCAATGGCTAAAGCGAGAGCGTCAACCTCCGTCTTAATCGCTTTGAGACGTAATTGGGTAAGTGCTAAGTCGCTCTTATCAACCGCAACCCCAAACACATGGGTATAATAGCCCTTCACTTCATGAAATCTTCTCCATAGATCAAGCAATTCTTGCGGCAATTCATCTTTATCTTCTCCGTCTGAGTGAACAATTCTATCTATGGGTATTTGCATAGCTGACGTAAAACTCCCCATAAGCATACACACGAATAATAATCGCTTCATGACACGTTCTCTTTTATCTTTTGTAGGTTTCGGTTAACTTCTTGCTGCGTATGATACAGCTTAAGACAGTCTTCTATAAGCCTCGTGTTAGTTATGCTATGGAATGCTTCTTTATAAAACTCGCCAAGCTCAACCCACTCCGTATCAGCTTCATCGTTAACCTGGATAAAGAACATCTCTTTACCCTCATCAAGGATAGCTTTCCACAAAGCTCCCTTAGGTCTTTTGGTGTCATTGCTTGGTAAACAGTAACGTATCTCAAACATAGATGACATCATTTACGGTGAGCGATTATCTTAACAAAAAGACTCTCAATGTAGGGAAAGAGATCAAGACAGAGGTGCTCCGCTATCCCTACAACCGACCAATGATTAGCAGTACCAAGATTATAGATATACACGAGCATGTCAGCTATTGCCGCGATCATTGGATACCGTGTTCTGATAGCAGCTTCAATACCCCTCAGCATTTTCCATAAAGCGGACATCTCAAGATAAGTTTCATGCACGGCCGACTCGTTCCCTTCAAGAGCGAGTTTATCAGCTCTGTCTTTCAGGTCTAAGATCGTATTGACCGCTTTCTCAATATACCCTTTTTTACCCGCAACCTTCTCCTCAAACAATTGTAATTGTTTTTCGGCATCACTTAAGGAATGCATCCACTGAGCAACCATGATTCACCTCGCTTGGTTAGAAGTTATGTCGTCAGTATAGCCTGAAGGTTTTGATTAACTCAAGAGAGTTTATCTTTCTCTTTTTCTATCCACTCAAAAATAGCATCTACTTTATCAACAGGTATAAAGTTGATATCCGCATATCGCTTCTGTAGTTGTTCTTGAATTGACCCATATCCCATCAAGGCTGCCTTGAGATCAACGATGTCCTGGTTGCTGATGTATTCTATCGGCCGACCACCGTCATCGTCTTCTACGTTGTCTACAACGATACAACCCGTCACTGACATATAGTCATACCTTAAAAGATAAGAGATGTGTTTGCCCAACTCTTGAATACCCGATTTATCGGGTTTTATGTGAGACACTGACTTGATCCATTGCCCAGAGCTGTGTAATAATGTGGTGATAAGAAGTTCTTTACCATCTTCTACCGCCTTGCCCTGGACAATGGATAAGCCATGCTTGGTCAATGCTGGTCTTGATGCTCTTTGTATGGCATCTAGCTTTGCATATTTACTCTTAAAGAACGGATTGTCTGACGTCTTGCCTGCAAGATCCATCTCTCCCTGGGCCTTGGCTAGGGCAGCAGCAAGTTCATTGATCTGCGTTGATTGTAGTTCCATCATTCGTCTCCAGTTTGGCAGCGTCAAACATTTTTTTCATTACACATTCTTTATGAAACATTACTTGATAAGTTATATGGTCAATAATACAAACTTCTTCACCATTAGTGATTTCTTTCAAGCAGTGTATACACGTAGTTTTCCATAAATACCCGAGTGCTTCTGCCCGATGTTGAAACCATGCTAAATGTGTAAGCATGATATTGTGCCCATCCATTATTCGTCTCCCGACGGATCAAAAGATCGTTTAGCTTCAAGTACATTCTTAAAATAATCCTGCATAACAACGGTGCGTCGTAGAAGAATCTCAAGTCCCTCTTTTTGTGTAGCATTCAAGTCTTGCACAAGCATGACACCACATGTTCTTACATAAGCATTGTAGGTGTAAATTGCCTCATGATACAACATGCGTGCGCCTTCTAGGGCTTCGTCGAAGTTTGTCATTGGGATCTCTATTTTTCTAGGTGGTTTTTTATATTGTTCTTGTATGAATTTTACCAGCTTTAGTCCTGTTCTTCTATGCTTTTCCATGCGATCTTCATAAGCCATTATCAATGTTGCCCTTAATATTGGGTCACACCTTAATTTTTCTAATATCATTGGTTCATTTTCAGGTTCATCGGTAAGCGATGGAGTATGTTTTATTCTGTAAAATTCAGTCTCATCCATTATGCTGCTTCTGTATATTTTTTATGAAATCGAAACACTTCTAGGAACTTTTCTGTTTCTTTCCAATATTGATGGGTAATAGCTACATTATCTTTTAAGACCTGCATTAACGCAGTTTCCCACATACAACCGGCCGCTGCTTTTTTGGTTTTATCATCATAGAGCCATACAGCATATTCATATTGTTCAAAAGCATGTTTTATTTGGTCATATATTTTTAATTCTTCGTTTTCCATTATGCTTCCTGTTTATCTAATTTTGTACTGATGTGTTTTATTGCCGTTAGGCCGAGAAATGTATCATAACCATCAGGGAAATATATCTCGAAGGAGAACTTCTTATCATTATGATCTTTCAGTCTAAAATAACATGGTGGTATATATGACCATGTACCATGCTTATTAACATGATGAGTGATTTGTTTTGAAAGATCATTTTTATCTAAACAAGTACATTTTTCAATAGAACACATATTCATTCATATCCTAATATAATAAGTTTCTTAAATCGTTATGTTCAGGTTGAGTCCTATTTGTTTGCACTAGATAGAAATCCATATAATCTTTTGTATTTATTTTATAGGAGATGCCGCCTTTGGTAGTAAAAACAATTTCTCTTGCTTGACCATAGCGTAGTCCCTTAAGATCGCTTTCTATTTTGTTGGCCATATCTTCTGTAACTAAATATTTTTTCAATTGTATGCCGGCGAGAAGATTAAAAATGTAGTTCATCTGTTTTCCCTCTAGTGTTAGTGTTCATGTAATTACTTTATACATAATTTAAATAGAAGTCAACACTTATCGACACTTGACTTATTTTGTACATCTGTCTAATCTATACCTAGATTTAACTTAAAAGAAGGACAATGTATGAGCTACTCGGATATGTATAAGAAGCTTAAGGGAGATCAGAGCTGGCTGCGTGAGCGTATGTGTGAAGCTCTTTTGAAGCTCCCCAAAGAAGTCTCCAGCATGAGGAATTTGGGCAAAGAAACGGGGCTAGCGGGCAACACGATTAACTTATTTATTAATCATAATAAGCAGGTGCATGTGAAGTCGGCTCAAAGAATGGTTGAATGGTTAGAGAAGAGAGAGAAACAACTGGAAGGAAAAAATGGAAGAACTAATTGAAGGATTATCAAAAATTGCGGCTGCCATAATATTGGGAATTGTATATATGAGTTTTTTTATATACATATTTGGACGCATAGAAAGAATGATCGATAAAAACTTCGACAAATATATCGCATATAAAAAGGAGGCTTTGCCGACATGCTTCATAGGAGATGATCAGTGAACTATAAGAATCTATTGCTAGCGTTATTAACAACAACACAGGTATTCGGTCATGGCTTTGTGGGTAATACCCTGGTTAAGACGCCATCAGGTTATACACAGATAGCGTATCTCAAAGAGAATGACTTTGTAGTCTCATATGACTATGAGGGGCACTGTGTCCCCCGCAGGATATTACATAAGCACATGATGACGGGGACTGAGTGTATTACGCTCATGGTTGATGGTCGGTCTATGATTCACGTACACCCGGATCACTTCTTTTATGATCAAGAGCACGAAGACTGGATAAGAGCAGATGACCTCAAAGAGCAAAACACAATCTTGCTTAAGAACTGTATACACCCCGTATACATTAACTTTAAAGATCGCAGCCTTTCTGTCTTTGAGGAGGGGTTTGAGTTCTATGATCTTACGATAGAAGAGTACCACAACTACTGTGTGACCATTGAAGATGTGTTAGTACACAACCAATTCTATATGGCTGTTGGAGCACAATACGCTGGTTATGCTGCACGTTACGTATTTGGGCCACAACAAAGACCAATGAGTAATGAGGAGCTTGCCAGGAGACTTGGGTTTGCTAAAGAGAATTGTAAGCCTGGTTTTGCGTGTGGAGGAGGCGATGGCGAACCGCCTAAAAAAGATGATGAAGATGACTGGGAGTGGGTTTATAAGTACGAAGAATATGACCGTAACAAGTTTGAGAAGTCCGCGCGATCCCACGACAAAAGAGCCGAAGAACACAGGGTGAAGCTTCATGAATATGGCAAGAATCCCGATGCGCATGACAATCTAAACAAGCTTAGGGACGCAGGGCGTAATCAGTCAAGAAGAAACGACATTATCAGAAGGCGTATCAAGCACCTGAAGGATGAAATTGATAACCAAACAAAGCAGGCGCAAGAAGCGCGCTTTAAGGCCAATGAAAAAGTGATCAGAAGAAGAGGTTCACGATGACCATTACTATCAAAGAGTTGCTAGAGGTTACACGTATTTTATTGGAATCTCTCGATAAGAGCGAGATCACCCTCAAAGATAGTCTCTACTTAAAGATATGGCACAAGGATATTGATACAGTTCTTAATGATCAAGCGCGTACCCACACCATAGGAGATGCAAACGATGATATTGAGCGTATGAAACAACTTCTTTATGAAGAGAGGGATAGCATGTACCACTATGACTTAGAGAGGCTGGGAGCGATCCTGATTCAAATTGGAGCAACTATCCATGAAGACTAAGATCCATCAACCAGTTATAAAGGTACGTGGGCAAACATTTACCCTCTTTCAAGACCCCGACGGGTTCTTTGCCCAGTGTAACGAGATACCCCACTGTGTAGCATATGCTACAACAAAGCAAGAGTTATGGAGAAACATTAGAAAGAGTCTTGAGTTAGTCAATAAAGAGGACTTATTTAAATGAGAAAGAAATTTGTTCGCTGCTTAACCTGTAACAAAAAAATAGAGTACATCAAGGGAAAGCGTGGATCCTATAAACAGTACTGTAATAAGATTTGTTACTATGCTACTCCGATAAAAAAGCCTGGGGAGGATGTCTTTAAATGTGAATATTGTGGGTTACAGTTTTTTCGTTATATCCACAAGAACTATCAACGACCCCGTTTTTGTAGCAGGGTTTGTTCAGGTAAAGGACGATTTCGGCTTTCTTGGTGGAGAAGGTTATTAAAGAGAATATGGTTCAGCTAATGAAGGAGAGAATAGCGAAGAGCTGTAAACGCTGTAAGAAAGAATTTTTGGTAATGCCTTCAAGAAGTCGCAAGATGTTTTGTAGCAAAGAATGTTCCTGGGCGGATTTAAATGACAAGCCAAAACCGTGCAAGAAAAAGAAGAAGTTTATATGTGCTGAATGTAAGCAGATTTTTTATGGATACAACAATAGAAAAAGAGGCAGAAGTCGTATTTTTTGTTCAAGAAAATGCATGGGTCTGGGTACGCGTGGGCCAACTATTATAATGCCATGGTATAGAAGATTAATTAACAAGTTGCTAGGAACGAAGCGACATGCTTCATAGGTAGATAATGGACAGAATACTTTTAGCATGGATTTGTATTATAACTTTCTGTATAGGTTATTTATCAGCTAGAGGAAGATGATGTTTTATTTCTTTATGCACGTCCTTCACTGGGCAGCGATGCTTCAGAAGGGCCAACAAGTGACCGTGGTTGGAAGATTGAAGCAAAACACATGGTGCGATAAGGTCACGGGGAAGACTAAAATAAAGATGAACGTTTTAGCAAATGAAGTGTGTGTGTAATGAACTTTATTGATACCATTCTTAGAGATCTTAAATATGCAGGCAAAGAAGAATCTGACATTGTATGGGTAGGTAATGAAGTTGTTGGGCTGCCATGGTCTACTTTTAAGGTATTAATTGGAGATATCCGTCTTGCTGGCGACGAATGGAACTCAACCATATTTATACATGGTAATGGATGGTGGCTTGAGCCTCAGGATGATGGCGGTATTTATTGGTGGTTTAAAACAATGATTGAGCGACCTGATGAGATCATGCAGTTTGATGATTTTGTAACGGGCAACTATAGAAAGAGAAAGTATGAGGAGGCAAGAAGACTGCGACATAATGAAAAGATGAGAGAGAAAAGAGCAGCCTTGAAAGAAGATCAAAAAAAGAGTAGTTTAACGGAACCGTGATTACGGGTAGATGTTGATCATCTAATAAAATGTAAAAAGAGAGCTGCCCCACGTTGTATAAAGCAACTCTCTAAACAAAGCATTGATTTTTGAGAAAATCATAAAACTTAAGGAGACTTTCGACTATGTCTCATAGGTCTTTTTAATGTACACCAAAAACATTAAATGTCAAGAAAGTGGCGTATTCTCGCTGTTAAATCCATTACTAGAGGAGAGAGAGATGATTTATCCCACAGCGCCGGGAAAGTTTATCTATGATGATGGACAAAATTATATTTTAGGCTCAGTTCGTTGCGGGTCGTCGGGGTTATATTTACTTCCCGCTATTCAAGGATGTGCCAGACATCTCAGATATGTTAATAATCGTATTACAAAAGACGAATATATATTAAAAGCGCGTACCATGGTTTGGGACGACAAAAATGGTGGCATTGCTTTTACTGTAGCTTGTCTTGTGAATGCGGACATATTTCAAAAGAAAGATTCATTTGTATTTGAGGATAGTTTTGAACCTGACTTGAGGCCTTCGTTTTTAGCGATTGATGGTGAGGGGCCTATTGATATTGAATACACTATTCAACGTGGAAGATTTGGCAGTGATCATTTTCACCCAAACCACCATGAGTATTACACAATTTAAAAGGGAGCGGACAAAGCTCCCTTTTTCAATTCTAACAGGAAGATGAGAGAAAAAAACCACCTATAGGACTAGATGGTCATATATAAAAAAAGGACTTAGTACATGAATAATAGCATATCTTTACATGAATTTGAAGCGGCCTTTATAGGGCTTATGGCAACTAACGGGCTTACTCCGGAATCAAGCATTCTTCAGTACGAAAGAATTATTAGATTTTCAGCCGATAAGAATCGATCAAAGAAAGACGAATGGTACTGGTGCGTCAACGGTCTCTCGGAAAGAGAGAATGTCTATTTTTATGGGGTATATGGTTCATGGAGTGCAGGAACTAAGTTTGAGTATAACTCATGGAAAGAACAACGTCTTGACGAGAGGGATATTCAAGAGTTCAGACGCATTCACAAAGAACGGCGCGAAGAAGTACGCAAAGCATTCGAAGAACAACATGAATCAGCAGCCAAGAAAGCCAAGAAGATATACGATGATTCGCCCTCAACCCCACCATCACAAGAATATACCAACTATTTAAAGGCCAAGAATATAGAACATGTAGCCGGTCTGAAATATGGCCTTTCTCCGGAGGGCAACCCGTCAATCATCATACCCATGTTTAACATTCAGAATGATATTCGCTCACTACAATGGATATCCCCAAACAAGAAGAAGTTTATTTTTGGTGGTGAAAAAAAGGGTAACTTTTTTTCACTGGGCAACGAGACCCCTATTATTTATATAGCAGAAGGATTTGCAACTGCCGCGAGTATCCATAAGGCTACAAACTGCCAAGTTGTTGTGGCGTTTGACTGCGGTAATCTCTTGCCCGTAGCTGAGAATATTAAAAAGAAAAACCCTCAAGCACAAGTCATTATCACTGGTGATAATGACTGGACGCGTAACCCAAACCAAGGGAAAGAAAAAGCACTCGAGGCGGGAAGAATCTTAAACTGCCCCGTAGTAATCCCTGAGTTTCCAAAAGATAAAAATACCTCTCAAGATGGAAAACCATACACAGACTTCAATGATCTTTATACGGTAATGGGTCAAAATGAAACCAGGATGCAATTAGAACAAAGAAAAGAGATTCGGGATACTCCTACTACTGAAAAGAAAAGAAGATTTATTACCGATGATCCTTGTGCTGATTTTAATCTTGATATGTCGCCAACGGTCTTGGGTGATTTTGTGAGAGAGCAAGCAAAGCATACAAATGCGCACCCGGTAATAATTTTTAGTTCAGCGTTGTGTTCGGTAGCGGCTATTATAGGCAGAAGAATTTACGTTCCGGGATCAAATGATGAATTCTTTCAAGACTTATATCCAAATTTATGGTGTATATCGGTTGCTGAAAGTGGGCAATATAAAACGACCGCATTGAATAAAGGTGCTTTGTTAGCTCTGGAGCGATCGGAGGAAGCGCAAGAGCGCATGAAAGAGATTGACTCTTCAAATATGGAAGTTGCCCGAAAAGAAGAGCTTAAGCTTGCGGAGTCTTTGAATGACCCGATACTACCAACAAAGATAACAGCTGAAGCATTTCTGGACTATTTGGGACACGGCCATACGGGGATGATGTTATCAAGTGAGTTTCAAGCATTGCTTCAGAGCATGCAAAAGAAATATAACTCAGACTTTAAGTCTACGCTTACGGATTTATACGATGTGCCACACACGCGTAGATATGTAACAAAGGGAATGCAGCGCATTATTAATAGGCCAATGATTACTATTTGCGGGGTGTCGACGGCAACCATGAGAATTGACACAAGCCCGGAAGATATGGCAAGCGGATTTTTGCCACGCTTTTTATTTTTTGCTCCCCCAAAATCTGAGGGTATCCCACCATTCTTACCTCAACGCCACAATATTGATTATGCATCGATTAATAGATTTAGGGACGCCGTTAATAATGTTGTTCATCTAATCGACACTGAAGGCGGCACGAGAGAATATTCTTTATCGCCTGAGGCCAGAATATTCGGGGCACAAATTCATGAACAATTATTTGATCTTAAAAAAGAATGTAGCAGCCGAATGGAGTCTATTATCGACCCGTTTATTAAACGGTGGAGCCCATATCTGATAAAAATTGCTCTGTTATATGAGCTGCTTGATAATCCAAATTCATGTGAAATTTCCGGTGCTTCAATCTTGAAGGCTGAGAACTTTCTTATGACCGCTGTTAGGTCAACCATAAAGCTATTCAGTGGAGAGCTTGGAGAATCAGAGTTTCAACGTAGCGCCAGATTAGTATATGAGTATATTGCAAAACGCAGTCAAGCCGGTGAAACCGCAAAATATTCTCGCATAGTAAAGAGCGAGAAACTAAATGGAAACACCAAAGAATATGACGAGGTTTTAATGTACCTGGAATCAACCGAGCAGATTGTGTGTATAAACCCGGGAGTAAGCAATAAAAAGCTTCAGGAATTTAAGACACCATAAAAGAGAGAGTATAAGAGAGGTAAAGGTGAGGTAATTTACCTCTCCTCTTAATATATAGATATAATCAATATATAGAGAGAGATAGAGAGAGAGAGAGAGGGAGAGAGGAGAAAATAGTGAGTAGAAATGAGAAAGTTACAGATTGTCATATGGTTACAAAAAACTTTTCTATCTGTGTAAGTTTGAGTAAGAACAAGAACAAGGTACCTCTCTCCCTCTCTTCTCGGTTTTTTGAGATGGATACATGCATGGTTAAAGCCCAAAGTGAAGAGAGGGCGCCCTCCCTCTCTTCGGCTTTTTGATGGATTTAGCCAGTATCCATCGGCCTCTCTCCTGGTGGAATTTCTGGATATGTCGATTTTATCGACCTCTCTCCTGTGGTAAAATTAGTGAGGAAAATTTTATGACTAAAGAATTGAACCAAAAAATAGACAAAATACAAAAAGAACTAGAGACAATGAGCGATTGGATTTTAAATTCCGGTGACCAAACAAGTGAGACAAGAAGACTAGCTATGAAGTTATACTATGATAAACGCGATGAGCTTCTAGTGTTAAAGGGGCTAAACTTTAACGACAATCCGTTTAAGCAATAAAAGCCCTCCGCTTTTATACGGGGGGCTGCGCTAAGATAATAAATTACTCGGCTCTGTTTATTCCTCCTATGAAGCAAAGTCGACTAAAGTCTCCTACGCTCAAGGAGCTTCGGCGGACATGAACCGGTAACTCGTGATTAAGTATAGCAGTAATTATTCCAGTCCTTCAATTGCGGTAGAGATTAGGTCGTAGGCTTTTTCAAGATCAAGACGTTCTTGCTCGTTTTCAGGCTCGTCCAAGTTCTCAAGGTGCTTGCGGTAGTCCAAGAGCTCTGGCCAGATGCAACGGTTGATTTTTTCTATGGCTGTTTTTTTATAGTTTGTCATCGCTTCTCTCAATAAAGATATGTGGATGATCGTGAGATGATTTCTTTTTTGATGCTTGCAATTCTAGCTTGAGATTGTTCTTCGCTATCCTCTAGCATCTCAGGAGATAGCCACAAAATCATTGAGTTTTGAGTGTCTGAATCATTTTCAGAGAATAATTGCCAAACTCCTTTCATGTGTACTTTGAAGCTGATTTCACACAGACACTCTGAGTATTCGCCGAGTTGCGAAAGTATGTTATTGATTAATGTTTCGGTTGGTAATGTCATAGTTTTCCTTTCAATGTTGTTATGATTGGCTACTTCTTCTTCGGGTTTTCTTTTGGGATGGTATTTAAAAGTAGGATGGATACCATCGCTGCGCCACACCAGATTTGATACATCTGCACAATGACAGTAACAAATTGTACTGCCTGGGCAATAAGTCCCTATACATTTATCTTTACACATAATTGTCTCCCAGTTCTTGTGTGCATCGTACATTTAATGTTTTTTCTAGAATGTTCCACAATGTTTGATGAAGTTGTTCAACATTTTTATCTTCATAAGCCGGTATTTCTTTTTCTTGAAGCTTTATTTTGTATGCCATTAATTGAACCGTATTTAGAGTCGAAAGTTTTTTAGAAAAAGCCCTTGTATGTTTGTTGAATTCTTTATTAGACATCGTTATCCTTTAGCGTTTTGTTAATGTTCATAATTAACTATATAACATAAATTATACAAAGTCAACTATTTTCATCAACTCATTTTATCTTGTTCTTTTCTCTTTCTTGGACTACTCTCGGAGAAAACCGGGAGAATATCATGATACGTACCAAGACGTTTATCATAACAGGGCAGCCCGTACCCCTGGCACGTGCACGGTGCAGTAGGTGGCGCGGGGTAGTGTATGACTCACAGAAGCAAAACAAGCTTGTCATTGGCCTCCAACTCATGGAGCAAGCAGCTAACATGGAGCCGTTTACAAAAGCAACTGAGCTTGATATTACCTTTTTTATGAAACCACCCCAGAAACGTAAAGAAAATGGCGGCTGGTGTATCACTCGGCCGGATCTGGACAATATGGAAAAAATGTACCTAGACGTTTTAACAGACTGTAGAGTTTTACAAGATGATGCTATTATTGCTAAAATAATCGCGCGTAAGATTTATGATACTGAACCTAGATGCGTGATTGTATTAACCGAGTTGTAACCATGGTTTATAAACAAACTAAAATAGACCCGGAAATCATAGAACATAACACGACTTCGGTGGAGAAGCAGCCAAAAGCAAAGAAGAAACGGGGGCAAAGCTATCTCTCAACACCTACTTTGGAGACTTACGACTTGAGGGCTGAAAGATTGGGGAACGAATTCGTGACTTGGGCTAAAAACATTCGTAAAGATAATAGAGAGAAACGCTCCAAGATCTTCTATGGACTCGAAGACTTCGAAATAGACAATAATATGACCGGGGATGATGTTCATAGATATAAAAAGAACGCCACTTTTAAAGCATGTATTGATGAGACAAAACAATGGCTTGGCTTGCATACCTTTGCGGGATTAGTGGAAGGTTCTATGAAAGAGACTTACGCTAAAGCAATCTTAACTGATTATTCAGCTCACTACTCAGAACTTATTAAGAAGCAAGACGCTTATGAAGATCAACGTAAGAAGGATGTCAACGATCATACGATTGATAAGCTCGGTCTACGAGTAGTTGAAATTCCGGGCTTTCCACTTACCGATACGGTGCCTGTCAAGAAGCTCGTTGACGATGGAAAATAAAATCAAATTAGATCGCTATATCCCCCGGTTATACCAGCTCCCCCTGTGTGACGCCATCGAGAATAAGGGCTATAAACGAGTGATCGGTATCCTACCGCGGCGAGCCGGAAAAGATTTGACAGCTTGGAATTTATGCATACGTCAGTGTCTAAGAAAAACATGCTTAGTTTACTATTGTCTGCCCACCTACAGCCAAGCCAAGAAGACTGTTTTCGATGCGATTGCTATTGATGGTACAAAATTTATTGATTACATACCTAAAGAGCTTATAGCTTCTGTAAATTCACAGGAAATGAAAATACGATTCGTTAACGATAGTATCTTGCAGCTTATTGGCAGCGATACGTATGACACTTCGCTTGTTGGTACTAACCCGTACGCTATCGTTTTTAGTGAAGCTGCTTTAATGGATCCACGGGCCTACCAGTTTGCGCGTCCCATTCTTGCGGCTAATGATGGTTGGTGTTTACTGATAAGTTGTGTTGCTCCTAACACGCTTGTGATTAGCAAGAATGGTTTACAGCGTATATCAACAGTTTTAGATAGTCGTGAAATGTATACTGACTTACACAAGCCTATATGGGGGCTGAAGGGCTTTCACAATGCTGAGCAGTTTTATTATGGTGGCAGACAAAAAACCAAAAAGATTATTTTGAGTTCAGGTTATGAAATTGAATGTACGCCAATTCATCCTTTATGGAATGGCAAAGAATGGATTAAGGCTCAGGATTTAAAAGTAGGCGATTTATTGCCTATTCAATATGGTCAAAATATTTGGGGTAACGGTTTAAATATTGAAACATTTGATACATGTCGCGGTGGTCATGGTCATTTAAATTGGACAATTGATAATCTTAAACTTGATAACAACTTTTTCTATTTGTTGGGGTTAATTCATGCCGATGGGTCATATGACCGAAACAAAGTAACCGTTACCAAGAAAAAAGATCCTGAGATTATCAAGTTTCTTCATGATTATGGTTTTAAGACATTTAAAGATGGGATTCATCATAATCTTAGCTCTCGTGAATTTGTTAAACTACTTGAGTATTTGGGATTTAAACATGGTGCTAGAAATAAAACTTTCCCTGAAAGAATGTTCGAGTGCACCAAAGAGCAAATGAAGTCGTTTATCCAGGGCTTATTTGATGGTGATGGTACATCGAATTCATGCCCATCAAAACGTGGATATATTAAGTTAACTTCTACGTGTAAATCTTTTCTGCGCGACCTTCAAGTTATCTTACTTAATTTTGGGATAGTAGGCTCGATAAGGCCTGAAGATAAAGCGCCTACTAATAGAGTCAAGGTCTGGTCGCGTATATATAATCTTGAAATTATGGGCTATTTTGCACACATCTTTTATAAAGACATTGGCTTTAGACTTAAACGTAAACAAAAAAATTATTGTTATCTTCCAGAAAAATGTCGACAAGAGTCCGGCAATATCTATCCAATTGATTTAGATAGGCTTAAAGATTGTAAATTGCCTAAATCTTTAATCACTAATCCAAACAGGATGAGCCGGCGAACATTAAAGATGCTGGCAAGTTCACGGCCACATCAATATTTTGATGAATTACTCGCTGAACAATTTTTTTATTCTCCTATAGTCCAGATACTTGATAGTGAAAATGAAGTATTTGATTTTGTGATACCAGATACACATTCATTCTTTTCTAACGGTTTCATTTCGCACAATACGCCGCGCGGCCGAAATTGGCTGTTCGATCTCTATACTCGTGCTAAAGAACTACCCGACTGGTTCACCTATAAGTTGACCGTTGAAGATACCAAGCATGTTTCACCTGAAGTTTTAGAGACTGAACGGCAACAGACGAGTGAAGAGTTACACCTCCAGGAATGGTACACATCGTTTGATAGAGGTGTTGAAGGTTCGTTTTATGCTAAGTATCTTGATAGGATACGTTCTAATAACCAGATTGGTATTGTGCCCTGGTCTCCGGCGCTTAAGACTCATGTGGCGATCGACCTGGGAGTACATGATGCCACCTGTATTATCTTTTTTCAGGTACTTCAAAGCGGTGTTATCAATATCATAGACTCATACAGCAATACAAACGTTGGCCTTGACCATTATGTTAAAGTGCTTCAATCAAAACCATACACTTATGGTGCTTATCTTGGTCCCCATGATCTAGCCGTACGTGAGTGGGCAGGTGGTGCCGTAACAAGACTTGATAAAGCGCGTCAGCTTGGTGTTAACTTTACGATAGTGCCTAATCTTTCCATAGACGATGGTATTGAAGCGGTATGGACAGCCTTTAATAGATTCTATATCGACGAGGCTAAATGCAAGCCGCTGATTCATGCGCTTGAGAACTACCGCAGAGAGTGGGACGAACAGCATAATAGATATCGTGATAAGCCGGTGCACGACGCTCATTCCAACTGGTGTGACGCTCTACGTTACCTCTGTCTAGGCCTTCCAAAGCTACAAGACGGTACCACCAAAGAGGATTTAATAGCCTCACGCAATCGTGCTCTTTATGGAACTCAACAACAGTTTGCCCGTGTGTTTAGAGATTAAGCTTTCGAATTCTTGCTGTATTGTATTAATATAGTGGTGTTTAAAATCTTCTAGCCTTGAGGTGTACAATGCCATTAATTCCGGATATGGGACCTAACTACTCACAGAACGACGGTAGTGACGTTTCACAGCGCGCAAATAACTTCTACGCTAATAACATAACCATGAACCTTTCTTATTGGACTGAGGCGACCTATGACCTCAGAATGTTCATAGGTGAGCAAGGACTCATGACTGAGCTTTATGGTGTGCTTCCCGGTAGGCCGCACATGTACTCATTCAACCGTATCTTGAGAGTCATAAATACCATCACGGGGTTTCAGAGACGTAACCGCAAATCACTCTTGGCCATACCCATAGAGAACGGCGACCAAAAGACATCTGACCAGTTTACTAAGCTGCTTTACTGGGCTGACCAACAGGAATCAATAGGCAATACTATATCCGATGCCTTTGAGGGTGCCTGTGTTACGGGACTGTATATGCTCCATGTGTATATGGACTACCGCAAGGATCCTATCTCAGG